ACCATTCGCATATACCCCCTACTCTCAACACCCAACAATGCTTTGTCTTCGTCAAGTTTTTCTTGGGTCGGGAGCCATGGATAGATCACTTCTCCAGCTAAAATATTGGGAGACCGTTCACCATCTAAGCGGATATATTTTCCATTCCATTTCGTTTCCCACTCATCTTCGGTATTAGCGTCAATAGAATCCCAACCATTTTTAGGTGTAGCCCATTCGCCAAAAGCATCAAATCGGCTGTTTGGGTTACTCATCCCAACCATTTGAAAATACGGGTTTTTTGATAAGTTACTGAGACCCGCGTTTAAGATGGCTGATGAGAGCTCCGAGAGCTCGTCCGCTAAAAGTAGCACCCTGCGTTGTTTTATCCCAATGAATTTTCCGATTGCTTCTTTTGTCTTAGACTTCTCCGCAGCGATCAAAGATAACCCTGCTCGTTCGATCAGTGTTCCCTTCTCATTGATGTAGGAGGCATTGCCTATTGAATCCCGAATCTTGATTGGTGCTCCGTCAATCACGGATAGCAAAGACATGACTGAACCCCAAATCCTCTTTCGTGCCTCCCGCAACGTGGTTGATGTCATGAGAACCAGTGTGTCAGCAGGCTGACTCAACCAATTAATTATCCCCCACGCAGCCATTGTATGGGATTTACCAGAGGACGCGGATCCACCTACAGCCAGATATCTATTTTCTATGGCTTCACGAATCATATACGTGGCCCATGGATGGCGAATCATTAAAGGCTCCGGCAAATCTTCGTGGTTCCACAGTTCATCACAACACCTCCAGAAATAATATTCTTTAGCTGCAGCAGATTCATGGTTTGCAAAACCAAACAGTAAGGCAGTTATAGTATTAGTCGGAGGAATTTGAAAACCCCCCACGTCCATCTTCTTTGTTTTAGGATCCACTCTAGGCTCCAGTAACTGCTTGCGCCTTTGATCGTTTAAAGCCATAATTCTTGGACACAATAGGATGAGTTTCAATTCAAATCAAGACATACAGGAGCGAGCTGTAGAACTCTACAATTTAGATTGGAAGAATACTGCCATCGCTAAAGAACTTGATGTCCACCCCGCGACTGTTCGCAGGTGGTTTAAAAAACGTGGCATACCTGCAAGGAAACAAGGTTTAGTTGCACCCGAAAAGGTTGAGGAATCAGGAGACAAGTTAGCGAAAGACATTGATAACAACCTCAACAACATGACAGATGAGGCAATCTTGCGAGCTAAACATGATGCTCGCGTAGAAGAAGATGAATCAATGTTAGAGATTGCTGAATCTCAAAGTAGTCCGGCTGAAAAATATCAGCATTATATTGCGGCGGCGGGGATTAAATTACTACGCGATAGTATGAAAAATCTTAAAGGTCCAAAGTCCGTAAGAGAGTTATCCGAATTAGATCAATTAATTAGAAGAAATTTAGGGCTTAATTCTAAGACAGGTGGTGGCGGTAGTAGGATGCAAATTGATATTTCCATCCTCAACAACAAGAAAGCAGACAGAGGTTCTGGAACTATCATAGATGTTGAACCAAATGATCAATGATTTTAACAACTACTCTGGTGAGTATGATCCTAAAAAAGATCCTTACCGTGATCGATTAAAAAGTAAAACGGATTTTGAATTCTCAAGCGAGCCAATTACCAATGACTGTTTCGCAGAAGTAATATTCTTCAGCATGTTTGAAAGTGCTCTAGTTGGTGTAATTGAACACGCTAACGGGGATCCGGCTGCTTGTTATTCTCAATCTGTGGTGCTTGAAATTTTAAAGGAAGAGCAAGGTTTATCTGAAGAAGGTGCCCGAATGGCTATTAATCAACTTATCGAAACAGATCTGGGGCCTTCGTCCCCTTGTTTTCTAGACACGTCTATCATAGAGAAATGAATTTATTTAAAGACAGGCTCTTAATTAAGAATCCTAAAGTAATAATTAGGAAAGAAGATGCAGTAAAAAATGACTTTTACTTTGAAGTCAAAAAATTGCAGGGTCTTTTTTACCGTGTTAACCCTATCAATGGTAAGGAAGTATTTTTCTTACAAGCACTCCCAAAAAATGTATTCGTGTATGTTCCGGAAGAGGGCCATGGTTTAATTATTACATTAAATTTATTTTGATTGTTGGTGTTGATAACGGATTAGATGGGGGCTTGTGTGCTATATCAGATCATGACGGATCTGTAATAGACAAAATAGCGATGCCCACATTATGGGTGGCTAAAAAAAGAGAAGTAGACACGGCTCAAATAAAGAAGTGGCTGAACTTTTTAAACACACCATTTCTCCTAGCTGTGGAAGAACCATTGGCTCACGCTAAAAGTTCACAAGCCGTGAGATCCATGGCTTTAAGTTTTGGCAAAATTCTGGGGATGGCTGAAACGTCTACCTTCGACATTTCACGAGTAAGTGTCCACAAGTGGCAAAAAACTATTTTGGGGTTTGTTCCAAAGGGTATGACTAAACAAGCCGCCTTATACAAAGCTCAACAAATAGCTCCGGAAGAAAACTGGTTAAAGAATAAGAGGTGCCGTAAACCACATGACGGAATGATCGACGCCTTTCTAATCGCTAGATATATTTGGGAGGGAAAAAGATTGAAGAAAGTTCTTGAGTAACTTTTTAGGTCTGACATGGTCTGCCCATGCAACAACCTAACCACTCTGATCGGGGGCACGCCGAGTTTTCTCCTTCTTCTTTAAAATATTGTGCCGGATGCGCCGGATATACTGGCCGTAGCGGCACTAATGCCGCAGCCGAAATGGGCACTCGTATTCACGAGGCCATTGAAATCTTAGATCCATCCAACTTACAGTCGGATGAAGAGGTCAGCATATACAAAGAGATAGTTTCAGATCAAGAGGAATACCTCAAGAACTACAGAGAGAATAGGCGCGTCACAGCAGAACAGGCCGAGATTCAATTGGACGTAGCTTTGAATGGCACGTCTACCTACGGGACTTGCGATTACTTAATTGTCTTTGACAATGTTGATGCTTGCCTAATCGATTACAAGACAGGCATAAGTCTTATTGATTCTCCAGAAAATAATTACCAAGCTAAGGCATATACAATCGGAGTATTCCAGAAGTATCCGGAACTTACTACAGTAGACTTTGTGTTTTTTATACCACAAAGGAATGAGATTTTAACACACGTATTTTACCGAGAAGATCTGGAGGATTTAATTGAGGAGCTGTCTAAAGTAATTCTAAAAGCTGAAAAGGTTCGACCTAAATGGGAATCCGGAACCCCGAATCTTGAAGAACTCTCCCCCAATGTTAATTGTAGATTCTGCAAATACGAAGATGTTTGCCCTGCTTTGGGCGGCATTGTAGTTGAGGTAGCTAAAAAGCTAGACCCTACTCTTCCTGATGTAGATTTAGATTCCGTTGAAGATCCAGCAGTAATTGAACAGCTTTGGTTGATTCAAAAAATGGTTACTAACTGGGCAGATAGATTTAAAAAGCGTGCCGTATCCCTAGCTCAAGACGGCGTTGAATTTCCTACACTACAGCTTAAAACAATGGCTGGCCGAAAAAGTGTGACCGATCACAAAAAGTTCTTTGAAGTCGCAAAAGAGTATGGCATGACTATCGAGGAAATAATGGAGCAAGTATCAATCCCACTAGCTAAGGTTAGTAATTGTGTTGGAGCAAAAGCCGACAAGGGGTTGAAACGCAAAGCAAGCATGCAATTTACTGAGGCTTGTGATGCAGCAGGCATCATTACAAAATCACCCCCGCGTCACACATTGTCGTAGGGATTAAACAGAAACAAGAAAAACAGAAACAAGAAACATGAGTAAGTTAATTAAAGAAGATAACGCACTGGCTGTGGTAAATCCATTTAGTGCTAACATCGATTCCTCAGATATTGATATCCCGAGGATTAACATCGTCCAAAAAACTTCAGACATTTTTGGGCCTGACGGGGAACCCGCACCATATGGTTCCGTTGTAATTGATAAGACCTACATCATTGGTGCTCCAGAAGAAGATATTAGAGTCATCCCCCTGATTGCTTCTAAAGCATGGCGTGAGGATATTAAATTTGACTCAGATGAAGTTCCACGCATTGCATGGAATGAAGAAGAGAGAAAAGATTTAGCCAGTGATTCTTCATATGATCTTTTAGAATTTGCCGAAATTACACTGCTGTTTAAAGGAGATCCAAAAGGAGATGAACCAGAAAAATATCCACTACCTATTGGAAAAGATTTCTACGCGATTGGTAAAATTAATACCGCCAAGGATGCATACCGTCAAACCTATAAAAGGTTGTATACCTTCGCTCAGTTCAATCGGAAAACACCGCTCCATACCCGTGAGTGGAATTTTAAAAGCACTCTGTTAAGCCGTGGAAAATACTCGTGGTATGCTCCGATGTTAGGTGTGTCTGCTGATAATTCATCAGACGATATCTTAGAATTTGTAGAAGGGTTTTTAGGACAATGAGTTTAGATCCAAGAGAGGTCTTTCAAGGAGAGGTCGATCAATTAAATGATAGCATTGCAAAATTAGAACAACTTTTAGTTGATACTAATCAAGCAATTGAAGCCAATAGAATTCTACTTGCTGGGTTAAATGAAAACCTTAGCAACACACCAGAGCAATCTGAATTTGAAGTTGTAGAATAAACAATTTGGTATTGCGGCGGTCCCTTATTTGACTGGTCACGTTCATCACCTCAAGAGTAACCGCATAAAAGCTCTTGGTTAAATGCCCTGTCCCCCTGTTGTAGTGTGTGTTAGGGGGGCGGGGCTACTTTTTAATTATATGTCTCAAAAAATTTTTGCTTTGGACTTTGAGTCCTACTACGACAAGGAGTGTAGCATAAAAACCTACGGTCCTGTTGGGTATTTTGCACACCCACAATTTGATGCTTACATGGTTTCCGTGGTCGGAAATGAGGGCACTAGTTATGTTGGTCACCCCAAAGAATTTAACTGGTCCTTATTAAATGATAACATTGTATTATCCCACAACGCATCTTTCGATGAGACCTTGTTCTTGTATGGTGTTCACAGGGGTTGGTGGGACCAATGCTCACCCTCGGAATGGCACTGCACGGCAGATTTAGCAGCGTATTGTAGATTACCAAGATCTCTCAAAGGATCAACTTCGGTGCTGTTTGGCATTAAAGTTGATAAAAGCACTCGCGACAATATGTCTGGAAAGAAGTGGTCTGAAATGGATGAGGACTTTAAAGAAGAAGTCAGCGAGTATGCTTTAAAGGATAGTGTGCTCTGCCTGAAATTGTGGGAAAGTCTCTCAGATAAGTGGCCTGAATCAGAAAGACAGATAAGCAGAGTAAACCGTAAGATTGTGCAAACAGGTATCCCTATTGATACAGCTCTTCTTGAAGAGCAACTCGTCACTATTAAACAAGCTCTATTTGAAGCAGAAGAAAATATCCCATGGGTTGGTGATAAACCCTTATTAAGTCGAGCTGCTTTTGATGCTCAGTGTAGATTGGTGGGCTTAGAACCTCCAACTAGTTTAGCGCAAACAGATGATGACGCCCAGAAATGGCTAGAGGAAAATGGGCAGAACCATAAATGGATTATGGCTGTTAAAGATTGGCGAAGAATTAATGCTTTAAAAAAGAAACTAGAGAGCTTTGATTATGCAACACTACCAGACAAAAGATTTTACGGTGGGTGTATGTATTTTGGAGCGCACACTGGGCGGTTTAGTGGGTCCGGCGGTAATTTGAATTTACAGAATTTACCTCGGAGTGATTTATTTGGCGTAAACTTAAGGCATTTAATTTGCCCAGAGAAAAACCAGAGACTTGTAGTTGTTGATTTGTCCCAGATTGAAGTGCGGACATTATGTTGGTTAGCTAGGGACAAAGAAATGCTTGCAGAAATTGCCTTAACTTCAGACATATATGAGGCTTTTGCGATACGTTTCGGTTTATGGTCCGAAGACGACGGAGTCCTTAAGAAGAAAAACCCACAACTACGGCACGATGTTAAAACAATGGTGTTAGGTTGTGGTTATGGCGCTGGAGTTTCTCGTTTTGCGAGTATGTCAAACATCCCAGAAGTCGAGGCTGCAACGCGAGTTCAGAGGTATAGAGCGAAAATGTCTAAAGTAAAAAACCTGTGGAACGAATACAATGAAGATATTGCTGGGGCGAATGAAGCAAATAAAACGCTTCATACAGAGTTTACAGTTGAATTACCTAACGGAAGAGTTTTGAACTATGGCGTGATTAGAGAAGGGTATGGTAAAAGTAAGCGAGGACCAAAAGAATATTTAGCTAAAGTCCCTAGAAATGGTAGGCAGGTAGATGTTAGACTGTGGGGTGGCCTCGTAGCTGAGAATGCGTCACAAGCATTAGCCAGAGATATTTTTTCAGATATGCTTCTACGTGTGGATAAAGCAGGCTATAAAATAATCATGCACGTCCACGATGAGCTTGTCATAGAGACATCAGAAAAAGAAGCCGAACACACTTTAAAAGAAGTAACCTCAATTATGTCTACGCCCCCTGAATGGATCCCAGATATCCCACTTGATGCAGAGGGCTCAATTTTAACACGCTACGAAAAATAAACATGAAATACAAATACATTAAAAACCTGAAAGATAAGCGGTGCAAAAGCACTGATGACCCGTCTGAAATTAAGTTAGCTAATAAACCTACTTTCTCGACTAAAGCTAAATACCGTGAATGGTGTGCTAAGAAAGATACAGAGCATTGTTTTTATTCTTTGTTTGAGGGCTTGACCCCGACCTCAAGGATTGAGGGGGAAAACAAAATAGCAAAGATCTACGGACTAGTTTTGGATTTTGATGCGCCGCCTGATTGGAATAATATTGATGACATCATTAAATCAAAATGTGAGAAAGCATTACCCACATGGAGGACAAGGACACAAAGTGGGTATATTAGATTAGTAATGGAGTTTGAAGAACCTATTTCTATTCACCACACGTTAGTAGCAGCATTCTTTAAACAACTTAAATCGGTCTTACAGTTTAACAAAATCTTAGCTGGGTATGATTCTAAATCAGAACAAGCATCTCAATATTTTGAGTTAGGGTCTGACTGGGTAAACATGGGTGGGTTTATACCTAGCACAATAGTTCAAACAGCTTTGTTCAAAGCAGCAAAAGAAAAACCTCCTGAGTCTAAAGACACATCCATCCCGATAGAAATTATCAGTAAAGAAGTCCAAGAAAGATTTCCAGATAGGTGGATCGGTGATTTTGAGGTGGGTTCCCGTGGCCCTTTGTTTTGGTTAGATGACGGTATTGATCGAGAAGGTTGTCAGGTGTTTGAAGATGGGATGGTTGTATACTCTGATCGCGATAAAGGTTGGATGACATGGCGTGATATTTTTGGCCCTTCTTTTGTAAAAGATTTTGAAGAACAAAAGATGGGTAATCTTTTAGATGAGTATTGGTTTAATGGTAAACAGTTTTTTAAACAATTAGATGGGACTGCAAAAACTATCCCAAGAGATCAGCTTGTTCTAGAGCTAAGGCAGAGAGGCTTTAAGAACAAACCTAAGAAAGGCGAATTTGTTTCCGAAGTAGATTCAGCCA